GCCTGGTTGGTCCGTGGGGCGCAGGTAAGCGGTTGCGAGGTTTTCGATCGATGTGGCTGGGACGTGATCGGCAACGTGCTCGAGGTATTCACGAACGGGGTCGTAGGGATTCTCAAGCGCGACGACATGGATCGCGTCTGCTGCGAGTTCTTTGGAAACCTTGACGCCCTGCTGGGCAAGCTGAAGGTAGAAGTGATCGATGTGTTCGAGCGGCTTCTGATCGAGTTCGATGGCTGAAGTGAACAGGTTCCAGCGGAGTGCGGCGCCGAGTTGCTGACGCAGCAGTTCAAGCAGCTCGTTCGATTCGAGCTTCAGGAGCTTGCCTTCGGCCGCGGTAGGCTTGCTGGCGTCATGCTCCTGTGGGTGGGATGCAGCCTTTAGCCGCTTGGTCGGTGCGACTGGGCGGCTTTTTTCATGGCCGGCCATGTGAGCGAGGGTGCCGAGGCTCACCCCACCGGTGTCGGCCTTGAACGTGCGCCACTTGGCTTCGCAGATGCCGGGCTCGAACTTGCCTGAACTGGCCGACCATTTGATCCAGTCCTGCAGGAGGCTGTCATCACCGACGCTGTGAAGCGCCATGCCGACCTTGACCCAGGTGTCATAGTCATCGGCATCTGCTGCTGGGATGCGATCGAGAAAGTCGCGGGCGCGTTGAGCATCAGGCTCTGGGATACGGATCAGCGGGGCTGGGTCAGGCTGCTTCCGCTGCATCTGCTGCAGCAGGACCGATGGCGCTTCTGCGATGGGCAGATCGTCGGGTGATCGATCCTTGAGCCAGCGGTAGGCGCCGGTCATGGGATGGGCGCCGGCAACAACTGACTGGCAGCCAGACCAGCGCAGTTCAAGCTGTTCGCCCTTGATGGAGCTGCGCAGCTTGGTGGTCTTGATGGTGGCCCAGAACGGCTCGGGGACCTGGTAGATGATCTGCAGCCGGCCATCACGGCCGGAGGTAACCGCCCAGGACTTGGGCAGATCACGCAGGGGTGCGCCGATCTGCTCGAGGACTTCGGATGCGCCAAGGCCGTCGTGATCGACGAACAGCAGGCCGCCGGATTGTGGACCTGCGAGGACGCCGATTGCAACGGCGCGGCCGGCATTGATCTCAACGGCGAGGTGATCGCGCGAGATTGGGGTCTTCTGCCATTCCGGTTGATAGGGGCGTTTGTCGTTGCCAACGGCTACAAGCGCCCACGCGGATGGGAGCCGCTCGAGCTGAGCGACGAGGCTGATCGGGTCCATGCTGGCCTGTGGGGTCCCGAAGTTTAGCTAGCAGGTTGGCAGGTTGGAGAGTAGATCTTCAACATCTGAAACAGAACGCGCCACGCCCGCCACGCCACCAGCGCTGCGGACGACGCCCAACCACGCCTGCTGCTCTGGCCTGAGCCTGCCTGTGGGTGTCTTGACCTCGATGGATGTGAACACCGCAAGCCGTCGGCCGACCATGTCGGGGGTCACGGTGACGGTCCGCCAGCCGATCAGGTCAGCAGAACCACGGGCAAGGCCGAACGTCACCAGCCGACCGGTGCGCGGGTCGGGCAGGCTGCCCACCTGATTGCGGAACAGGCGCAGGTCAGATCGGGAACCTACCGCTAGGCGTATCTGCTGCTGCAGGGTGGTTTCGGCGTTGGCCATCCTTCAGCGACCTGGCGTAAAGCACATGCTTCGCCCACGCTACGGGGTTTTTCATGCCACGTTGCTGGCCAAGATGGATCAGCTGCTGCAGCGTCTGCGCCTTGCCTTGCTCGCGGCGAGCGGCTTTTAGCACATGGCTTGGTTCAACTTGCTCCAATGTTTCTAAGTCTGCGTTAACAATTGCAAAATGCCCAAGCCTGTCTATCACTGATTTTGCCTCAAGAATTGAACACTCTCCTTTTTCAGCAAAAAGGCGATCTAACGACAACCTTGCTTGACCTGTTGAGGTTATACCTGCAAAGTAATATCGTTGTCTAAAAAGATTGCATATCACTTCTTCTCCTAGGCGAGGTTTCCATGGTTTTTCGACTTCTACCAATTCCCCGTCTACCACGCGGATTGCGTGGGTATCAGGCACACAGTTAAAGCCACAGCATGGACAAATCGGTGCCGGTTTAAAAGCCGCGAAGCACTGCGAACATGTCCGCACCGATGGCGCTGGCTGGCTGCCATCTGCAGGCCGGGCACCATGCTCGAGCGACCATTGGCGAATGTCATCAGGGAAGCCGTGGCGGGTGACGTTACCGACGTGATCAAGGATGATCGCGGCTTCTTTACCTGGCGCTGGCCGCAGAACGCGACCGACCTGTTGGAGATATAGGCCGAGCGACTGGGTAGGTCTGAGCAGGATGGCAACGCTGGCGGCGGGGATGTCGAATCCCTCTGAGACCACATCAACCGTCACCAACACTCGGACGGCGCCAGCTGCAAACGCGGCGACCACGCCATCACGGTCGGCGGTTCCGCCCAGCAGCAGGGCTGCGCTGATCCCTGCCGTCTCAAATGCGTCTCGAACCGATTCGGCATGAGCGACGTTGCAGCAGAACGCGATCGCCTGCTGTGCCCCTGCTAGACGTTGGTAATGGCTGATTGCGTCGCCGGTGACCGTTGGCCGGGTCATGGCGGCCGCTGCTTGGTCGTTGGCGTAATCACCAGCACGACGGCGCAGCTGCGACAGATCAGCCACGATGGGCGGCGCAAAGATCCGCGCGGGTGACAGGTAGCCGGCCGAGGTGAGCATCTGCACCGATGGTCCTTCGATGAGCGCATCGAAGCTGTCGCCAAGGCCGCGGCCGTCAAGGCGGCATGGTGTGGCGGTGACGCCTAAGCGCAGTGCGCCCGGCCAGTGGCTCAAGATGCTGGACCACGAGCCAGCGGCGGCGTGGTGTGCTTCATCGATGATGATCAGGCACGGCTCCCAGTCGGTGGTGGCGAGCCGGCGGACGAGCGTTTGCACGGATGCGATTTGGACTGTTGCATCTGCACGTTGAACGCCAGCGGCGATGATGCCGTGCTCGACGCCGGCGGCTGTGAGTTTGCTGCTTGCCTGATGGATCAGCTCACGGCGATGCACAAGGATGAGCACCTTGCGGCCGCGGGCTGTGGCACTCGCGGTGATGGCGGCCAAGATGACGGTCTTGCCTGCCCCAGTTGGAGCCACCAGCAGGGGCGCGCGCGCGCCTTGACGGAATGCAGCACGCAGGTCATCGATTGCGCGCTGCTGGTAGGGGCGGAGGTTCAAGCTGTTGCCGCGTGTGTGCTGATGCTATAGGATGTCGTCTGTTGCGTCACGCCATGGACAACGCCACCTATCACGCCCACCCAGCGGTCAGCAAGTCGCACCTCGACCTGGTGGCCCGCAGCCCGCTGCACTACTGGGCGCGCTATCTCGACCCAAAGCGGGAGGTGCCAGAGCCGACCGCCGCGATGCGGATCGGCACCGCGCTCCACACGCTGGTGCTCGAGCAAGATCAGTTTCAAAGCCGCTACGTCACGGCGCCGCAGGTCGATCGCCGCACCAAGGCGGGCAAAGAAGCCTGGGCAGAGTTCGAGGCTGAGGCTGGCGGTCGTGAGCTGATCGCGGCCGACGATCGCGCGCAGATCAGTCGCATGGCTGAGGCTGTGTGGTCGCATCCAGCAGCGGCGGCGCTGCTTCATTGGCAGGGCAAGGCGGAGACGACCCACATGTGGACGGATCAGGCGACGGGTCTGGCTTGCAAGTGCCGCCCTGACTGGCTGACCAATGACGGCAACCTGATCGTTGACCTGAAGACGACCGAGGATGCCAGCCCCGAAGGGTTCCGCAAGTCGATCGGCGCGTATCGGTATCACGTTCAGGCCAGCTGGTATCTGGACGGCATCGAGCACGCCACCGGCCACCGACCTGATCAGTTCATTTTCATCTGCGTCGAAAAGCGTCCGCCTTATTGCGTGTCTGTCTATGCCGCGTCGCCGGTGATGGTGACGATCGGCGCCGAGACTGCTGCCCGCGATTTGGATGTGCTTGCCACTTGCAAGGCTGGCAACGTCTGGCCTGGTTACAGCGACCAGATCGAGCCGATCAGCCTGCCGCCATGGATGCTGCCGCGGCCGGATGGATTGACGATGCAACCACCCACTGAGATCGAAACCTACTGATCATGACCGAATCCACAGCCATTACCACCCAGCCAGCAGGTTCGGTGTTTTCCGGCATCCAAGCCTTCGAAGACGCCCAACGGATCGCCAAGGCCCTGGCCAGCAGCACGCTGATCCCGCCGCAGTTCCAAGGGCAGCAGGGCTTTGCCAACTGCTTGGTTGCGCTTGAGATTGCGAACCGGATGCGGATGTCACCCTTCCAGGTGATGCAGAACCTGCACATCATCCATGGGCGCCCATCGTGGAGCAGCCAGTTCATCATCGGCCTGATCAACGGCTGCGGCCGCTTCAGCCCGCTGCAGTATGAAGTGACAGGTCAGGGCGACTCTTTGGCCTGCACCTGTGTCGCCACCGAGCTGGCCAGTGGCAAAGATTTGCGCGGGCCAACCGTCACGATGGCGATGGCCAAGAAGGAAGGATGGGCAACGAAATCAGGCAGCAAGTGGCAGACCATGCCGGATCTGATGATCAGGTACAGGGCCGCGGCTTTCTGGGGGCGGCTTTACATCCCTGAGTTGTTGGTCGGCATCCAGACGCAGGAGGAAGTAGTTGACATTGAGCCGGTGACGGTCAAGCCTGAATTGCCGAAGACCAGCCTGGATCAGTTGAATGCTGCGATCGCTCAGCCTGAGCCCGAACCCGTGGAGGTGGTGACTGATGAACTCTTCTGATTTTTTGACTGATGTGCAGTTGGCTGCACGATGGCAAGTTCACCGGCAGACGCTACTTAGGTGGCGCCGGCAGGCGACCGGGCCAGCCTATGCGCGCATCGAAGGGCGCGTGCTCTACCCATTGGCCGAGGTGGAGCGATACGAACAGGCCAACACCATCACTCACGACTGACCCATGACCTTCAAAGCAAACGGTGCATTGTTTAGGAACACCGAGGAAAAGCTGCGCGCGCGGCTGAAGGATCGGTTCGACCCGTCCAAGAACTATCCGATGTATGACGGCGTAATCAGCGTGCCAGCTGATCAGGCGTATGCGATGGCTAAGTACTTGATGGATGCAAAGCCGAACGAACGCGATCAGATCCCGATGCGGATCAGCGGCTGGCGGAAGGAACCGGCCAGCGGCGGCGATGCCTATGTATCGATGGCGATCGAGCCCGACTACAAGACGCAAAAGGCGATCGAGGAGTCGGCACCTGCTGCGGCTGAGAGCCTGGCGGCTGCTACCGGCGGCGTGGTGGTTCAGGCTGACGTGTTCTGATGCAGCAGCATCAGCTCCAGGCGTGCGATCTCATGGACTGCGGCCTGGAGCATTTCCTGCTGGCGGTAGGTCTGCCTAAGGAGCTGGGCGGCAAGCTGCCCGGCTTTGCCATTGGCTTCAAGCATCCGGCAGTCACCTTCCAGCTTGAACAGCTTCTCAGGGGCGATCTCGACCTGCAGCCATTTTCCGAAGTCCATCGAATCGGGGCAGTTGCCCCATGTTGCCTATGAAATGCCCAGCTTGCGGTGCCGGCCGCTTCTATGCGGTGATTACCAACAACGTGTATGAGAACCAGACAGTGCGGAAACGGCAGTGCCGCCAGTGCAAGCATGTGTGGTTCACGGTCGAGCTGCCAGTGAGCCGGTACGCCATCGGTTACAGCCACGATCACATGAACAAGCCAGTGTTGCGGGTGCCGGTGGAGCTGGCTGCTGAGGTGACGCCCGGCGGCCTTGCTGATGCGCCGGATTAAGAACTGTTACAGCCCCCTAGCGTGCACTGCCGGCGGTGTCCCATACTGTGTGCACGGCCGACGAGGCCGACACCCACCCCACCACGCCATGTTCACCGCCACTGCTCTGGTGATCTGGAAGCTGATCCTGCCGCTGCTAGTGCTGGTCGCTCTGATCGACTGGCTGACGGCTTCCACCGATCGCCGTGTTCTCATCCTGCGTCGCGCTGGTCTCACCCAGCAGCAGATCGCAGATCGCCTCCACCTCACCCGCTACCGCGTCCGCCGGACGCTCGCATCATGATCACCAACCGCTTCTGGAATCGCGTCGGCCTGCTTGTGCTGATGTTCATGCTCTACGGCATCGGCATCGCTGCCGGCCGCGATCAGGCCACGCTGGCCCACCACCAACACCCTGCGTGCCATCCGGGGTTGAAGCCATGACTAACGCCCCTGAGCTGCGCCGCTTTTACTTCACTATCCGCGACGCCAACGTGATCGAATGCATCTGGGCGTACAGCCTGACGGATGCCCAGGCCAAAGCAGCCACTGACTGGTTGCCGTTCTGGGACGAGATGGAATGGATCGACCCGCAACTCATCGCCCGCACCATCGATGGATAATGTTTGCCTTCAGTGGGATGACCAGCAGCAGGGCCGCTACGGCGACGGCATTAGCCGTCCGAAGCCCAAGGCCCGCACACGCGAGTTCAGGCTGCTGGTGTTCAAGCCCGGCTCCCAGCCGATGACATGGATCACCCGCGCCGAGACGAAACGGCACGCGATCAAATACGCGCAGGCTCGCTGGCCCGGCTCTGAGGTAGAGGTGGCATGAACTGCTACCGCGTCACCCTGGCGATCGATCAGGTTGAGCTGCTGGCACCGAACGCGGCCACCGCTGCGCTGAGCGCGATGGAGCTGTACCCAGGCCAGCAGGTGCTGAGCGTGCTGCTTCAGCCCGACTGGGAAGACGATGACGATGACCACCCATCACTGACCGCTGCAGAGCGGAACCCAAGCCTGCGATGACCGACCACATTCGCGCCAAGCTCGAAGCGCTGATCAGCGACTCGGGCATGTTCAATGCCGGCCAAGTCGAGGAACGGCTGCGGCTGTGCGCCTTGATCGATGCACGGCTAGACCAACTGGCTGGGCTGCCCAGTCACCCGCACATCTCGGCACGCCGGGAAGAACTGCTTACGATCCGCCAAGCCATGCACCCACACCAATGAACCGGGTTCAACTCGATCAGCAACGCGCCGACATGCTCGAGGCGCTTTACCAAGCCAGTGGCCGTACCTGCTGCACCTATACCGGTCTGTGGGAGGAGTTCACCCTGGACCTGGGGACCAACTTCCGCGACACCGATTACGCCGAACTCCATGCCGCGTGTGTGCTGGCGATTGGCGAAACCGAGAGCCATCTGGCTGACAAACACGCGCAGCAGTGCATCCATGTGTGCCGGCAGTTCTTGCTCGGCAAGTGGGGCAATGCCTAGCCCGCGCATACCAACGCAGCGCGGTCGCAACTTCACGGTCAACATCCGCATGAGCCGCGAGGAGATCGAAGCTGCCCGCAAACTTGGCGGCGGCAACATCAGCCAAGGGTTCCGGCAAGCGATCCGTTACGCCACCGAGCGCGACCTTAAGCCGGTGAAGCTGGCCACCATGCTCCGCTCAGCCGCTGTGCTGGCGCAGGACCTTGAAGATGCCTGCCAACAGTTCAAGTCTGACGCCATGAGCCGCGTCAGACGCGCTACCACCAAACCATGATTCTCTCCGACACCGAAATCGAAGACCTGATCGCCACTCAAGGGATGGTGCAGGGCCATGACCCAGACCTGATCAATCCAGCCAGCTTGGACTTACGGCTTGGCAACCTGATCATGCTCGAGTCAGTCCAGAACCACCAGATGATCCCGCTCGAGATCAGCCGGTACACGCCAGAGCACCCTTATCAGTTGGTGCCTGGTCAGTTTGTACTGGCCCAGACGGTCGAGACCTTCAATATGCCCGAAGATGTGGCCGGCCTGTTCTTCCTGAAGTCGAGCCGCGCCCGCGAAGGCTACGAGAACCTCCACGCCGGCTATGCCGATCCTGGCTGGCATGACAGCACGCTCACGCTTGAGCTGAAGAACGCGCGCCAGCTGCAATCGCTGCCGATCTGGCCCGGTCTGAAGATTGGCCAGATGGTGTTCTTCCGCATGAGCCAGCGTCCAGCAGTTAGCTATGCCGTCACTGGCCACTACAACAACGACCAGCTTGCCACCGCCTCGAGGCAGTTCAATGTCTGATCCCGTCAACCAGCCCGAGCACTACCGGCAGGGCGAGATCGAATGCATCGACGCGATCCAGGCAGCGCTGACGGCTGAGGAGTTCCGCGGCTACTGCAAGGGCAATGTCCTCAAGTACGTCTGGCGCGAGCGGCACAAAGGCTCGTCGGAATCCTTAAAGAAAGCCCGCTGGTATCTCGACCGTCTTGTCGGCACCATGGAGCCATGAAACTGCCGCACCTCAACTGGCTCGAGCGCTGGGCGCTGCGGTTGCTGCACCGCAGTCCGCGGCTGGCGCTGGTCATCGTCAAGCCGATCAATACGAGCCTTGTCTCCTGGTCCGCATTGGACGATGACGAGCTGGCCGTGACAATGGCACAGGAACTGCTCCACATGCCCGACGATGATGAGCCATTGTCGATGCAGCTCGAGCGGATCTTTCATCAGCCGGCCTACGGCGAATGGGAATGATCAGCCTGTACGACGGCCGCCTACTGCTGGTCTGCACCTGCAGCTCACGCAACTGGCAGGCTCATGTCGTGCTCGGTCCAAAACCTGAGCTTCAGATCAAGAGTGATACAGGCACCGTCCACTTGCCCACCGCGTTGCTGCGTGCGCAGTCGGTCTATCGGATGGCGGTGACGCAACTGCGGCCTGCTGATGCGCCGCGCATGTGCTGGGACTGTATCCAGTGGGACATGCGCATCCAAGGGTGCGACCTGAATCTGCCAGAGGCAAAGCGCACCGGCGGCCGCTATGCGCCGCGATGCGAGATGTTCGAGCCATGCCGCGCGAATGGGTGACAGCCACGCGCGAGCCGTGGTGCCTGTTGATCAAGCAGTGCCTCGCGGCGATCGATCGACACAACCGTTTGTTTTTCGAGACCGGCGACCGCTCGCATTTGCTGCAAGCTGAACGGCTGCGGCAGTATGTGATCGAGCTGAAGGACTGGATCAGCCACCATGAGCGAGCCGCAGGTGCTGAGCCGCCACGATCGTGATGGCGGATGGATCGAGACCTTGGATCCTGGCAACGGCGGCGAGCTGTACTACCGCAGCTGTGCCAATGGTTATTGCCGGTATTCGAGCGATCTGTGGCAGGCCGAGCTGTACCTCGATCATCTCTTAGCCCGATGAACGCCCTCGAACTGGTTTACTTGGCCGTGATGTATTGGATTATCTGCGGCCTAGTCATCCTGTTGCTGAGCAAGATCTGCCCATAAAAAAAGGGGGCCGGAGCCCCCTGCGTCAGACGAACCATTCGCTGAGCACCACGGCCAGCGCGTCCTCCAGCATCTGGTCATTGACGCTGGCGAACAGCTCGCCGAGGACCAGCAGCGTGATCGTGAGTTGATTCATTTGTCGATGTGCGGGTGGGTCGGGATCGCTCCCGATGCGGCGATTGTACACCGCGTGTGGTGTGCCTGCTACTGATCGGCCAGCCACTGCGCGATCGCCCACTCGCCCATCGCCGTCCAGAACGGCTGCGCGCGATACCAGTCCACCCATGGCTTGTGGCCCTTGCGGCTGTTGCAGCTCCAGCAGCAGGCGACCAGATTGCTCCGCACGGTCAGGCCACCATGCACTCGAGGGATCACATGGTCGAGCGTCGGACTGCGGCCCAGTTCATCGCCGCAGTAGGCGCAGCGGTAGTTCCAGGCAAGCAGAACCTGATCGCGCGCGGATCGGCGGGTGACCAACCTGGTGCCATCAATGTGCGCCTTGTCCACTGAGATCCGGCGGCAGGGGCATTGCCTCGATGCAAAGATCGAGGATGTCGTCGTCGTTGCGGACGAACTCGGCGATCTGGCTGTACAGATCAGCCGGCAGTTCGTCGGGGTCGGTGTCGGATCGGATGACCAGCTTGGCCGTGATCTCGACCACGAAGGCGCGCATCAGCCGGCCGCTGCTTGGCCAACGGTAACGGCTGCGACCGGATCAGCCGGTGTGTGACGGATTGTGAACGGGCCGCCCCGATCGGACAGGGGACGCTGCCGGCGGTGTATGATTCACACATCGACAGCCACCCGACCGATGACCACCCCCCTCGCAATGCTCGCTGCCTCCCCCACCACCATGGCGGTGCGTTGCCAGTCCTGTTGCATCGCTTCTGTTGCCAGCGACATGGCCGCCTATGACCGCTGGTCTGCCAACCTCGACCGCTGGATGGCTCATCCCCAGTTCGACATGGCCGAGTTCAACCGGCTTTGCCGGGTCTACAGGCTCGACTGAGCCTGTCCGACGCTCCTCCTACGACCCACCCATGACCTACATCCTCGACCTCGGCCCTTGGCACGTCGGACCGTTCCCGACCCACATCGCGGCGCAGCACTGGGCTGAGCGCCACGGCGTCGATGACTACCGGATGATTCCGCTCGACGATCCAGCCGAAGCGCCGATCAGGATCGCACGGCTCAATACAGCTAAGATTAAGGTGCTCTAGCGGGTTGCAGCCCCTAGAGCGTGACCACCTGCAATCACCAGGCGATGCAAGAAGTATGGCAGCCCGTGCCGGGTTTTCAGAACTTTTATGTGATCAGTAATTGGGGTCGCTGCATCAGCTTTGCTCGGCGCACCCCACGGATATTAAAACCATCGCGTTGCAAGGCCGGTAATGACAGGCGTTATTTGGTTTACAACCTTAAGCCTGCGCCAATGCAGCAAAAAATGGTAAAAGTTCATCGTTTGGTTGCGGAAGCATTTATCCCAAACCCTGACTGCAAACCGCAGGTCAACCACATTGATGGAGATCCAACCAATAATCGGGTAGACAATTTGGAATGGGTCACCGATTCAGAAAACAAGGCTCACGCCCGTTTGCTTCGACTGGCCGCTTAATACGGCCAGCGCACCCTAGGCCGGCCTTTGCGGATGCCGAGATGGATGAAGCCCTTAGGCGCGCCATAGCCGACGCTGAACGGCCATTCACGATCGCACCAGTCCTGCACCTTGTTGATGTCGGCGCCATCAACATAAAAGTCCACGGCTCCCACATTGGGAGCGTCGTACAGGTGCTCACTGCCTGATGCACCACCGACGGCACGGTTGATCGCTGCTGGACGGTAGCCGCTGGTGATCGTGATCCGCTTGCCGCCGAACGCGACGCGCACCCGCTCCAAGAATGCAGCCAGCTCTGCTGCGGTGTCGATCTGATGCTGAGCAACAAAGCGCCGGGCCGGATCACCCAGCGCAAACTCACCCAGGGTGAAGTGTGCCGACAGCCTGGTCGCGAACGGATCCGATGGCCGCACCTTGACCGGGTGATCGCGTTCTGCTTTGGTGCCGCTCCATAGCTTGCCTTCGGCCTCCCTGCGGCGCTTGAGGCCGGCCTCGACGTTGCTGCCGGGGTTGCGGTATAGCAGCAGCGCCTCGGGCACCGCGGTCCAGTCTTTTTCGCGTAGCACGCGGCTGATGGTCTCAAACTCTGGCGACAAGCCGTAGAACCCGCTGCCCAAGTTGTAGGCAAACGACACCAGCGCACACTTCTGGTTGTCGGCCATCGCCACCCAGAACGGGATGGTGGCTCGCAGCTTCTCGACGATCCGGTCTACCTCCTGCCGCAGCAGCATGTCCGCTTCGACGCGGTTGATCTTGTCGCCTTTCTGCACTTTGCGGCCGTCGCTGTAGCGCGTCGTACCCCAGCCGATCGTCCAAGGGGCGCCACCTGACAGCGGGTCAGGGTATGCCTCGAGATGACAGCCCTCGAACTGCTGGATCAGGTTGATCGCAGCACCCAGGTCAGCCTGCTTCCCGTCTTGGCTCCAAGTATTGAACCAAGGCCGATCGCGGCGCATGGTTGCTGCGTAGCCGTTCACGGCCAGATCCTGCTCGAGTTGCGCGATCGCTGCGGACTGATGCGGGAGGTTGCGATAGAACCGAAACAGCTGCTCGAGGGTGATGGGTGCGCCGTTGCTCATCGCTTGACGCGGGGCGAGACGACACCGGCCAGGATCTCGATCACGCGGTACGCGCGCACGGCCACACGGGCGGCATTGCTCAGGGCTGCGTTGTCCTTGGGCGTTGGCGTCAGGTTGACGATTACCAGCGCCAAGCCGTGGATCGCCACCGCTAGCGCCACATAATCAGCGATCCGGTCCATCAGTCCGTAGCGTTTCCCTCAGGCTAGCGCTGCTGCTGAACCGGGGCACCAATGTGGAGGCGGGGTTGCATCGCACCGATCACATGCGGGACCAGCAGGCTGATGATCACCGCTGCACCCATGCCCCAGGCCAGGCGATGCTCCACCTGCCGCAGCCGGCTGAAGACGTTGTTGATGTCGTCGCGGCGCTCGCCAATGCTGATCAGCAGCGCCTCGACCTTGCCTTCTAGGGATCCGAGCTTGTGGTAAATGTCCCCATGCGATACGTCATCTGGCGCCGGCATCGTATGCGGTCATCTCATCTGTCTAGCCTAGCGACCCTGCCCGCGCAGCTTTTTGCGGCCACGACGTCGCGGCCTGGACCGCTGGCCTTGCCCTTGGCTGGTTGTCTTGGGGACAGGATCCTTGCGGACGGTGCCGCTTAGACCAGCCTTTGCTTTTACTGCCACGGGACGCCAGCTTCAACGGTCGGAAACTGCTGGTCAACGATCCGTGCGGCGAGCGCTTCCTCGATTTCGGTGACCTTATCGGGGCCAAACTTGTCCTTGACCCAGCCAACCACTTGCTCCTGCGTCAGCTCATCAAACGGGATCAGGTTGCCCTCAGGACGCTCCAGACCCATAGAGCCATAGGCGCCGGAGTTGTAGGGATTGCCTTCGGGGTCAACGTCATCAGAGATGCCCACCACAGTCCAGTGAGCGGTAAAGACGTAACCGTCCGAAACTTCGCGTTCTAGGTTGGCGATGGCCCAGTTGTAGGTGATGCTCATGATGCTGTGTGGTTGGTGGGAGTCTAAGACGGGTGTCTAGTGAAGGTGACTACGAGGCTTGCGCCTTGTAAATAGACTCGGCCAGCTTCTGATCGCAATGCTTGCGAAAAGCGGCTAGCTCCTTGGAATTAAGGATGGCGTAAAGCTCCAGCGAACCCGCTGGCGGCAGCTCTTTCCAGGCTTTGTTGATTTCTTGGAGGTTCATCAGTGGGAATGGCTACTGCTGGTACTTGTCAAATACTGCGGGAGGAGATCAACCCTCCCGGCCTAGCAAGCTAGGACTTAGAGCCGATGCGGCAACCAGACATTTCCAGTCCATGCACCGGCGACAGTTTGATTGTAACTAACTCAGACACAGAGGAGAGTAGGACTGATCTGTCTAGGCGATACCAGCATCAGTAAGACGCTGTTCCAGAGCTTCGATCTTTTCGACAGCCTCCTGCAGCGCTTTAAGCAGGATCACTGGCAAAACGCTGCCCTTGAGCTGTTTGTATAGCGTGGGATCCTCATCAGATACAGGAGATACGTCGTCTTGCACTAAACCAGGAAAGACTTCAGCAACCTCTTGAGCAATTAGGCCAAGCTCTTTTGGCGTTCCATCTTCATGGTTTTTCCAGTTGTACTTGACCACTCGAAGCTGCTTGATGTCCTCTAGATAGCCATCACGGGTGGTCTCAATGTTTTTCTTTAGCCGTTCGTCCGACGAGTAGGTGGTAGTGCCATTGCCCCACAAATACCAGTTATTAACACCAGACGTGTTCCCCGAAAAGTGATAGGTAGAAGTGTTGTTACCGTTTGAGCCAATGCTTGCACGGATTCCGCTTTTGCCGCTTGCATTTGTGCTTTGTGTAAAACGTGCAACAGTTGCGCCTCCCCCTTGTACTCCAAAAGTTTCTTCTTCGATTGGAGATGATGAAAGATAATTAAGAAGGGTTTGACCATCCTTTGTGATCCTCATCCGCTCCGTCGGGCTGCTCGCTCCGTCGGCGGTAGTGGAGAACACTAGCCTGCCTGGAGTATCACTTGTGCTGCTCCAAGTTGCGTCGCTTTGTGCCTCTATGGTTGCA